GGTTAGAGCATCCGACTCATAATCGGCAGGTCCACTGTTCAAGTCAGTGCAGGGGCACCAAATTATATTATAGGAATTATATTATGTTAGATAGTGATAAGAAAGATGTAAAGAAAGTGATGGGTGATGTTATTGACTCAATGATTCGTATCGAAGGTGAACGTGAATTCATTAAAGAGACAGTGAACGTACTATCTGAGAAACATGACATCAATAAAGCAGTACTTAAAAAGGTTGCTAATATTATGCATAAAGCCAACATGGCAGAAGTGCAAGCAACTAACAATGACATTGAAGATTTGTTCGAAGATTTGTCCAAATAACAGTGTACTTTTAGTACGCATTATGTTATAATAGATATAAGTTAACGCAAAGGTTTTTGAGCTCAATAGCTCCTTTCCTTGTTTCCATTTTGGTTGTAATGGGCGTGAAACAACCACCTAATTATACTATGGAGATGTGAATGAGAAATGATTTTTTATGGGTTGAGAAATATCGCCCAGCCACTGTTGATGAATGTATTTTAGATGAATCTTTAAAGACTACATTTAAACAAATAATTAAGAGTGGTGAGCTACCAAACATGATGTTTACTGGTTCAGCGGGTATAGGTAAGACCACTGTAGCCAGAGCACTTTGTAATGAAATGGGGCTTGATCATATAATCATTAACGGTTCGGAAGATGGAAACATCGATACTCTTCGTGGTAAAATCAAACAGTTCGCTTCAACTGTTTCATTACAGGGAGGATATAAAGTAGTCATTTTAGATGAGGCTGATTACTTAAACCCCCAATCTACTCAACCGGCTCTTCGTGGATTCATTGAAGAGTTCTCTAACAACTGTCGATTCATTCTAACTTGTAACTTCAAGAATAGAATTATTGAACCATTGCACTCACGGTGTTCTGTGTATGAATTCAATACTGGTTCAAAGGCTATCATGGCCGGTCAATTCATGGAACGTCTTAAGACTATCTTAACAACTGAACATATCAAGTTTGAAGATAGAGTTGTTGCTGAACTAATCATGAAACATATGCCTGATTGGAGACGTGTCCTGAATGAATGTCAACGGTACAGTGTTGGTGGTACTATTGATGCAGGCATTCTAGTGACATTATCAGAAACGTCTATTAAAGAACTTATGGTTGACCTTAAGAAAAAGAACTTTAAAGGTATGCGTAAATGGGTTGTGGATAACATTGATATGGAGAGTGCTAAGTTATTCAGAATGATTTATGATAACATGCTAGAGTATGTTGATCCTTCTTATATACCTCAATTGGTTATGACACTTGCCGACTACTCATATAAAGATGCATTCGTTGCAGATCATGAATTGAATACTGTTGCTTGTCTCACCGAGATCATGTCACAAGGTCAATTTAAATGACACTAAATCGTAACACCAATGCCTTAGATAAGAATCCGTTCTCTTATTTAAATGCTATTAATAAAAATGTATGGTATCATTTTAAAGATACTGTAATAGATAACAAAGACTATCCGGCCTTTATGGTTAACCGCGGTCTTTCTTATTTTCCTGACACTGTGTTATACGCTAATGAGATGAATATGAAAGCACATGTCGATGGACAATTGCAATTCGCGTTTTATATAAATATTATCAGGAAACGCAAACGTTTCTCGAAGTGGAATAAAGCTTCTGAGTCTGATGATATAAAATCTATTAAAGAATACTACGGGTATTCAAATGAAAAGGCCAGAGACGTTCTTCCGCTTTTAACTAATGATGAGTTGAAGACGATAAAGGAACGTATATACCATGGTGGAACTAAATGATGAGATTGTTGATTGGAGCCCAGACCAGATGTTGGAAGTTGTTTTAGGACAACCGGATGACTTCTTAAAGATAAGAGAGACTCTAACTCGAATGGGAGTTGCTTCAAAGAAAGATTCTAAACTATACCAGTCTTGTCATATCCTGCATAAGCAAGGTAGATACTTTATAACTCACTTTAAAGAATTATTTTTGTTAGATGGTAAGCCATCTAACTTAACAGAAAATGATGTTGGTAGACGTAATACAATCGTTACGCTAATGTCAGATTGGGGTTTATTAGAGACTGTTGATGCTATCGGCGATACAGCTCCATTAAACCAGATAAAAATTATATCTCATAAAGAAAAGTCTGAGTGGGAATTGTGCCCGAAATATAACATAGGAACTAAGTAACACCACAATTTAAAAAGAATTTGGAGTATGCCTAACGGGTACTCTAATGTAGAAGTATCTCACGAGAGATGCTATAATTTAACTCGCTTAACAGGAGAAAACAACATGACAAACTTTCAAAAAGATTTGTTCTTCGGCTTCGATTCATTATTTGATTCGATCCAAACCCCACAGAAACAACAATCATACCCACCATACAATGTGGTAAAGAAAGATGATAATCATTACTTGATTGAAATCGCAGTGGCTGGATTTCAATCAGATCAGATTGATTTGACTTTAGAGAAGGGTGTATTAACGGTGAAAGGTACAAGACTTCTTACCGATGATATAACTGATTATGTTCATAAAGGAATTTCAACAAGAGACTTTACAAGATCATTTACATTAGCCAAAACTATTAAGGTAGTTGGTGCTGATATCGTAGATGGTGTCTTACTAATTGGTCTTGAAAATGAAGTACCAGAGGAAGAGAAACCACAAACAATTAACTTAGGTGAATTTAGCAATAAGGCTAAAGAACTACTACTAGGTTAAATGTAATATACAGTATACATTAANCNGTATACTGTATACCACACTATACAATGGAGAAATATATGAGTGAACCTCAAATCGTAAGACTAGTAACAGGCGAAGAACTTCTATGTACAATTATAGATACTAACCCGCTCCACGTTACAATCGAAACACCTTTAATTATTATCCCTACATCAGATGGCAAGATTCAATTCTTACCGTACATGGGTTATGCCGACTTTAAAACTTTACCGATCCGGGTACAAGATGTAATGTTCGTTGTTAATCCTTCAAAACAATTGTCTGATAAATATAAGGAAGCTACCGGTGCTATTATGACACCGGCCTCAAAAATAGTTACATAAACGGTGTACATTTGCTGTTAATTGTGTTATAATAGATACATGATTAACAAAAAAATATATACTAATGCATATCGATACGGCAATAAAATTCGCTATATCGGCTATGAAGACGGAAAGCGTGTCCAACGCGCTATCCCTTTCAAACCTACTCTTTACGTAACCTCACAAGATACTTCTTCTAAATGGAAATCTCTTGACGGGAGTAACATTGAACCTATCGACTTTAGTTCAATGAAAGAAGCTTCAGACTTTGTCAAGCAATATTCTGGTGTAGACCGGTTTAACATATATGGTAATACCAATTATGCTATTCAATATCTGAATCAAGAATTCCCTGGCCAGATCAAATGGGATCCTAAACATATCAACATAACCTCTATCGATATTGAAACAAAATTCGAAGACGGCTTCCCTCACCCTGATATAGCAGATCAAGAAGTGACCGCAATCACATGCAAGAATAACATTGATGATATCTATTATGTCTTTGGTTGTGGTGAATATGATGTTGAGAAGTCATATATGCAAACCAACCAAGTGATATACACTAAATGTAATGATGAGAAAGAATTGCTTATGCGATATGTTATTCATATGCAAGATGTAGATATCATCACCGGTTGGAATGTACGTTTCTTTGATATACCATATCTTGTAAATAGAATTGCATCGGTATGTGGTGAAACTATAATGAAGAAGTTATCGCCTTGGGGTGATATTGCAGAACGAAAGATTGAAACCTTTGGTCATGAACGACAAACCTTTGAGTTAAAAGGTGTAACTATTCTTGACTATCTTGAAATATATAAGAAGTTTACGTATGTACCAAGAGAATCGTATAAACTAGATCATATTGGTCATGTTGAATTAGGTGAGAAGAAGTTATCCTATGAAGAGTTCGGTGATCTTAACATACTATATGCAAAGAACTATCAAAAGTTTATTGACTATAATATTAAAGACGTTGAGTTGATCGATCGCCTTGAGGATAAGTTAGGTCTTATTACGCTTGCAATGACAATGGCATACAAAGGTGGTGTTAACTATAACGATGTTATGGGTACTGTTGCTATTTGGGATTCAATTATTTATCGTGATCTAGACATGATCGGTATAGCTATTCCTCAACCAAAATCTCATAAGAAAGAATCTTATCCGGGTGGATATGTTAAAGATCCTATGGTCGGCAAGCATGACTGGGTTGTATCGTTTGACTTGAACTCACTTTATCCTTCGATCATTATGCAGTATAACATGAGTCCTGAAACTATCATTGCGGGTAAAGACTTGCAAGTGACAGTGGATACTATATTAGATAATAAAGTTAAGAACTCAAGGCCCGATACGGCACTAGCCGCTAATGGTGTACGATTCGATACTTCTAAGCAAGGTGTACTCCCTCGTATTATTGAAGAGATGTACGAAGAGCGTGTATTAATTAAACAAAAAATGTTAAAAGCACAACAGGATTTAGAGAATTGTGATAAGACAAATAAGACTGCAATTTATGAAGCTGAGAAAAGAATAGCTATTGCTAAGAATAATCAGATGGCGATCAAGCTTCTTTTAAACTCGTTGTATGGTGCTATGGGTAATATATGGTTCAGATACTTTGATATACGTATTGCTACTGCCGTAACATTATCTGGACAAGCCACGATCAAATGGGCAGAGAAACATCTTAATGAATATTTAAACAAACTAATGGAGACAAATGGAAACACTGATTATGTTATTGCTATTGACACTGATAGTGTTTACGTCAACCTGGGTCCTCTTGTACATAAGCTTAACCCTCCTAACCCTGTTGACTTCCTTGATCAAGTTTGTGGCGGTAAATTGGAGAATGTCCTTGTTAACGCTTATAATGATTTATACTCTAGGTTGGGTGGTATCACTAATAAAATGGTCATGGGTCGAGAAGTTATTGCTGATCGAGGTATTTGGACAGCTAAGAAACGTTACATCTTAAATGTACATGATAACGAAGGTGTTCGATATACTAAGCCCAAGTTAAAGATTATGGGTATTGAAGCTATTAAGAGTTCTACCCCTGAGATATGTCGTGATGAATTAAAGAGTTTATTCACGACGATTATGACTAAGGACGAAGAAAGTGTTCAAAAACAAATTGCAGACTTTAAACAAGTATTCGTGTCAGCATCACCAGAGCAAGTAGCATTCCCTCGTGGTGTTAACGAGCTTGATAAATGGAAGGATAGCGAAACTGTATATTCGAAAGGTACACCTATTCATGTTCGTGGTGCACTCATTCATAACAATTTTATTACAGAGAATAGACTTAAACGTCGTGTGAATCTAATTACACCAGGCGACAAGATTAAATTCACATATCTTAAGAAGCCTAATCCAATAAAGGAGAATGTAATCTCTTTCATTGATTATCTACCAAAGCAACTTAAGTTAGAATCATATATAGATTATGATATGCAATTTGATAAGACATATATGAGTGTGATAACACCGATTTTAGATTCGATCGGATGGAAAGCAGAACCAGAATTCACTTTAGAAAACTTTTTTTAAGGGGTGTACTTTTACTGAGAACTATGGTATAATAGATATATAACGGAGAAAATATAATGAGTATAAATTGGCCACTAGACATGCACAAGATGCATGACAAATATGGAATTAACACACTAGTAAAGGGGATGGATGTAAGTACACTATCATCGTTTATTAGATTTAGAGCTGAATGCGTCCAAGAAGAAGTGGATGAGTTTAAAGATGCTATTAAAGCGAATGATGCTGAGGAGATGGTAGATGCACTAATCGATATGTGTGTATTTGCTATTGGAACATTAGACTTAATGGAAGTTGATGCTAACGAAGCCTGGAACAAAGTTCTTAAAGCTAACATGGATAAGAGCGTTGGTATTAAAGAGGGTAGACCCAATCCTTTAGGACTACCAGATCTTATTAAACCTGAAGGCTGGACAGCGCCGGATCATTTAGGCAATCATGGTGGATTCATTTACGTAGTATAATGACCGAGTTAACTCTTTACAAATCGATATACGATAATAAAACCCATAAGCGAATGAGCTTCGATTCATTTGCAAAGTTTGAAGACATGTTATATACACTGTCTAAGAAACCATTGCCCGACAAGCAATCAGCAATGTTAATGACACCTGCTATCTATTTACCTGACACGACCAGAGCAAATGATAACGTTGTATCGTGGGCTGGTTGGGCCGCGGTAGATGTTGATGTTGATGCTGAACAGATTTTAAAGGAGTTAACTAAAGAGTATTATTATGTATGTTATTCGACGGCATCGTCTACTAAAGAGAAACCTAAGTTTAGATTGGTATTCCCCTTAAGTAATGATGTTCCAGCTGATAAGATCAAACACTTTTGGTATGCTCTCAATAAAGAATTAAATGATATTGGTGATCCCCAAACAAAGGATCTATCGCGCATGTACTACATACCCGCTACGTACGCAGGCGCAGACAACTTCATCTTTACAAATAAAGGTGATGTAATGAACCCTAATGCTATTATGCTAAAGCATGATTATGTAGAGAAGACCGGTGGCAGCTTCATAGATAAGTTACCACCTGCGATCAGGGAACAAATGTTAGCACATCGTAGGAGCGTACTAACAAACACAGACATACACTGGACAAGTTATCATGATTGCCCATTTGTAAATAAAAAACTGGTAAATGAATATAGACTTATCAGTGAAACTGGATGGTATTCTAAGATGTATGGCATTATGCTAAACATTGCCGGGAATGCACTTCGCAAAAAATATCCAATAACGGCGTTGGAGATAACAACACTATGTAAGGAGATCGACAATGAGACAGGACAATGGTACAAAAATCGAGCATTTGTCAAAGAAGCTGAACGGGCTATTGAGTATGCCACAGCAGACAGTCCCGCTAGAGTTTATTCATTTTAGAAATAGAGAATGGGCAAAGGGAACATATAAGAATAAACTGGGAATGGATTCACTATTCCTTGAATGGTTATTACTTAAGCATGACCAGATTGAAGATGCTACAAGCTTAGGTCAAGGCTGGGAAAGTGATGGGATATTAGATGGATTTAAATTAGATTTTAAAGAAATTCAAAATCAGCATAGAACCTTTGGCATTCATACAAAAGAGAAATTCGATCAATACAAAAACAATTATGATAATGAATTGCTAGACCTCGTAGTGTTTTACTCAACACGCCGTAATTATAAAAATCCTAGATTATTAAAGGCTGGTGATAACGTTAAATTTTATTACCGAGGTCTTATTGATGTACAGGATATGCTTAATGAATCTAAGCCTAGTCAATACCCTAGGGGTTATAAATTCATTTCTTTAAACAATCAAATAATCACTAAATAGCTATGTACTTTTACTGAGAACTATGGTATAATAGATATATAAAGGAGAAAAATGAAATTAGATAATGGTAAACCAAACATAGCACTTATCCCGCCAGAAGTGTTATTACAAATGGCTGAAGTCTTTGGCTTTGGCGCAGAGAAATATGGTATGAACGATTGGCGGAAAGATTATAGTGAATGGTCAAGAACATATTCATCTATTCAACGACACCTCAATGCATTTTGGATGGGAGAAGATCTTGATCCTGAATCAGGCAAACCCCACTTAACACATGCATTAACACAAATAGCAATACTATTAATGTATTACCATGAACATAAAGATATGGATGACAGATATAAAGGAGAAGAAAAATAATGTTTGTAGTACAAAATATAAAGTTTCCAACAGTCTATACACATGTAGACAGCACACAAAAGATTGCTATTTATCATAATAATAAAGATGGCAAATACACCACCCGGTTTTATGTTAACAATTATCAACCTAAAGATAAGCGATATCCGCAACGAAGCTTCGGCAAGTCTTTCAAAACAATGGGTGAATCTTTAGATTTTGGTGAAAAGATATGTAGTCACTTATCTAAATTTGACGCGAATGATGAACGTGCACTTAAACGAATTTATGAGGAAACAAAATGAAGAAAATGAACGTAAGTGATATAAGAGAACATTTCAAACAGGCCTTAGCTAAAGAGGAATTCACCATTGATAAGACTGGAGCTAAGACTATTGAATTAATCGGAGCTTCTTTTATTGCTGATGAGAATGCTATCTTCGGCAAACCAGTTGATGGTTATATTGCTAAAGAGATTGAATGGTATGAGAGTATGTCAACTAATATCAATGACATTTATGGTGACGAACGTGATGCTCCTGCAGCTTGGAAATATGCTGCGGATAAGCATGGCAATATCAATTCAAACTATGGTAAGTTAATATTCTCTAAAGAATATCATAACCAATATTTTAATGTTAGAAATGAATTAGTTAACAACCCTGATGGACGAAGAGCTGAAATGGTTTACAATCGCCCATCGGTTTGGACCGAATTTGATAAAGGTGGTATGTCAGACTTCATCTGTACTAATGCAGTTACATATTATATCAGAAACAAGCAAATCCACTGTGTTGTTCAAATGAGATCTAATGATGTAGTCTTTGGATATAAGAATGATTACGCTTGGCAAAAGTATGTATTAGACTCTTTAGTTAAATACATTAACTTACATGAAGATCATCCAGATGAACTATCAACTGGTGATATCCATTGGCAAGTACAGAATCTCCACGTATATGAAAAACATTTTGATTTGGTGGTATAATGAAAAAGATAATACATTTAATGGGAAGAGGTATTGAAGGATGTGGTGTAACAAAGTTCACGATTGAATTTGATAATTGGTTAAACAATAATGGGTATGATTCGCAGATCATAGCACTCACCGACAAAAAGTGGAGTCGCAACAAGTCACATGTATTCAATGTTTCTGAAGTTAAATTCAAAAAGGATGATGAAGCTACAGTAGTACTGAATCGTTGCAATGATGCCGATCTTGTTATTATTGAATCACTTCCATCTATAGCACATGATGAAAATGCAATCCTGAACTTTAAACGAGTTATTAATAGTACTACCACTGATATTATGTTAATACAACATGATCATTCAGCATTGTCTATTAGACGTAACGCTTGTCAGGAAGATGCTATCGACGCTTCTAAATATATTTACGCTCATGCATTAACCAATGACTTTGCTAAGATCGTAGATGAATATACTAATACGTTGTGGAGTGACTCTAAAGAAGTAAGAACATTCCAACCTGCGATGGACTTTGATTTGGTGCGTGCTAAGTATTGGAAAGATATTGAAGAACAAGATCCACTTCACCATAAATGGATTGGTAGAACTACATCTTGGAAAGGATACAAAGAGATGTTTAAGTTTACAGAGTTACTTAAGAAAGAAGGTTATTTAGTTACTATGGAAGGCATTGAAAGATCACCTGCATTTATTGACTTTAAGAATTTAGGTGAGTTTCATTCACATGTAGCAGAAAATATTGAAGACATTGATTTAAAATATGGCTCAGATGCTTATGTATTTGGTCCTTATATCAATGATGACTTGTTACATCGTATGTCAAGAGTAGGTTTTGGTTATCAATTGTCTAGAATGAAAGAGAAATATATCTATCGTTCTATTGAATATACACATTGTGAGGTTGTATGTACCGGAACTATTCCAGTGTTTAACGCTGAGTACGGTAGATCAGTCACCCATAGATCTACTGATAACCGCATGATTAATGACAAGAACACCGGAACAATCTGGTTTGATCAACATAATATGGATGAATCACTAGCGTTAATAAATAAACTAGCCAGTGATAATGTAATGAGAAATGAGTGGAGAGAAATGGCCTTTGAATATTACAAAGATCACCAAGACTCAAATAATGTATTTAAGGAGATTATGAATGAAGTATGCTAGTATTGTCCCATTGATCGGCGGTGAAACTCTCGGAATGGAAAGCGCTTTTGGTAAACGACCAGAGTATATTTTATCTTATGATGTGTTTGCTAGTAACGATAAACACTTATTAGAATATTATAATTATGAAGTACCGTATCATGTTTTAGACAAAGATGATATGTCAAAGGTTAACCTTGAACAGGTGGACGTAGTTAATACTGTATGTCCTTGTGCTGGGTTGAGTTCGTTGAGTGTTTCTGCTAGTGCTGACTCATCTGTTAATGATTGGATGATTAATACTACTAAACATGTATTAGAGAATATGCAACCAAAGGTTTTTTGGGGTGAGAATGCTCCACGTCTTGCAACTAAAATGGGTTCACCGGTTGTCGAGAAGATACGTAAGATTGGAAAGGAGTATGGTTATACCTTTTCGATATACAAAACAAAGAGTCTATTGCATGGCTTAAGTCAGGTAAGAGATAGAACTTTCTACTTCTTTTGGAAAGGTGATGAAATCCCGTTGTTTGAATATTATAATAGACCTAATCAAAACATGTGTGAAATGATTAGGTCAGTGCCGAGTGATCCAGCTGATCCAATGAATGTTCTTACATCTAATAAAGTTCCTTCACAAGATGATCATTACTATAAATTTATTCTTGAAGAGATTTGTGGTGGTATTACCCATAAAGAATTTGTGGCCAGTCTTGAGCCAGGTCGAAGTGTTAATGCCCAATGGTATATAGAGAAACACAGCGATTATACTAAAGTTGCTGATTGGTTAAGGAAGAATGGTAATCCAAAGGCTGCAGATAAAGCATTGAGAAATGCAGAGAAAATCGCCGGGGGTGGTAACCTTATGAGACGTACTAGTGAAATCCCATCTGATTATACAGGTGCCTTTGTTGGACATCTTCCTATGAACGTAACACACCCTGATGAAGATCGATACTTAACATATCGTGAAGCTATGGAGTTTATGAAGTTGCCTAGAGACTTTAATATTATTAGCCCTAAAAAGAACCTTAATCATATCTGTCAGAATGTACCTCTCACGACAGCAGCTGATATGGCAACTAATATTAAACGGTATTTAGAAGGGACATGTGAAATGATTAGAGATGATTATCTTATTCAAGACAATAAATCTAAGAAGCTAGTTATGACAAATAGGTCAAGTTCTTTAGAAGAATTTTTAAAATAACGGTGTACATTTACCGCGTTTTGTGTTATAATAGATCTATCAAGTAGAAAAAAGGAGAAATATATGAGTATAATGGATAAACTCAAGAAGAATAGTAGAATTAAGGAATCGGCAAT